GTGGGTTCTGCTTCATGGACAGAGGCACCAACATTTCTTGGTGAGTTTGCCCATGGAACAATGAACGACTACTCAGCCGCACAGATTGAGACAGTTGCTCGTTCAGGTGGACGGACTCAACGTCAGTCCCCAACAGTCGTAAACGACTAAGTAACTTATTAACACCTGACTCCGCTCATGCTATAAGGTATGAGCGGAGATCGGTCATCTACGGAGGAGACGTAAATGCGTAAGCCTGCTAACCCAAAACTTTATGCGATGTTTGTTGCACAAGCACGGGCAAAATATTCTAACTATCCAAATCCTGGAGCAAGTGCATGGGTAAGCAAGAAGTACCAACAAGCAGGTGGTCAATATGTTGAAACGACTGAAGCATCTCGTCGTGCAAACATGGCAAGAAAGAAACAAGAGAATGCTAAAAATAAAGAACGTGAAAGTAAAAAAGAAGTAAAGAACTCTAAAAAAGAAAAAGATAAAGGCAAGAAGTAATGTCATTTTTGGACTTTAGTCCGCCGTCATATAGAGCGGCATCTTCTGACTTAACTATTTCTATTTCTCCATTAGGATTAGTAGAACTTGCTGATGAAGAATTTGAGGTTCACGGTCCTCGTTTAAACCGTTATTCACTTAACTGGGCAATGTACCTAGGACACCATTGGGGGTATCGTCGTGAGCAAGGCGAAATGCAAATCGCTGTTAACTATTATCGGGCGTTTAATGATTATCTTTCCCGTTTTACTTTTGGTCGTGGGGTTCATTTTAGGTCTCCAAAAGCGACTGAAGCGATTGTACCTGACAGGTTGGAACGTGTTTGGGAAGTAGATAATGACAAGATGCGTGTCCTACTTGAGATGGGACAACAAGGCGGAATTACTGGAGATTGTTTTGTAAAGGTTGCATATGAAGAACCTTGGACAGACTCTGCAGGCTTAGTACATCCTGGTCGTGTTCGTATTCTTCCAATGAACTCCTCTTTTTGTTTTCCTGAGTTTCATCCACATGATAGAAATAGATTATTAAGATTTAAACAAAAGTACCGTTTCTGGGGAACATCTTTAGAAGGTACTCGTCAAGTATTTACTTATACTGAAATTCTTACCGATGACATAATTGAAGAATATGTAAACGATGAACTCATTGATTCACGTCCAAATCCTCTTGGCGTAATTCCTGTAGTTCACATTCCTAATGTTCCTGTTTCAGGATCGCCGTGGGGTCTCTCCGACGCACACGACATCATCACTATAAACCGTGCATATAACGAAATTAGCACTGATGTTGCAGACATCATTAACTACCACGCATCGCCTGTAACGGTAATCGTGGGTGCTAAAGCCTCCAACTTAGAAAAGGGCGCAAAGAAGGTTTGGGGCGGTCTTCCAAAAGACGCCCAAGTCTTTAATTTAGAAGGTGGTGCACAAGGTATTGACGGAGCCTTGAAGTACCTAGAACTTCTAAAACGTTCAATGCATGAGTTAATGAATATTCCAGAAACTGCATTAGGACAAGTTCAACCAATTTCAAATACTTCTGGTGTAGCACTATCTATTCAGTATCAACCATTAATGAATCGTTACTCTCAAAAAGTTGCCCAATATGGAAAGGGCCTTGAAAAGATTAATGAATTAGTAATGAAGACTCTTGCAGTTAAAGAGCCACAGACATTTATGTATAACCCAGATGAAGATGGACCAATCAAAGAGGGTCAGTATCCACAACTTGACCCAAATGATCCAGTTACGTATATAAACTACGCACAATTTCCTCAGCCATTGCCTCTTGATAAACTTATCGTTCTTAATGAAATTCAAACTAAACTAGGTATGGGATTAGAGTCTAAAGAAGGTGCACTACGTCAATTAGGTGAAGAATTCCCAGAAGAGAAATTACTTGAGATTCGTCAAGAACTTATGGCTGATGCATCGGCTGATGGTGCTCTTCAACTAATAAAGGTTCAAATTCAAAAGCAGATTATGGACATGACTGGCATGATGCCAGGACCTGATGGCAGTAGCGCTATTCCTATGCAACCAACACAATTAGGTGATGGAGATGTTATGGGTGATGGAATACAGGGTCCTCAAGATGACCAAAACCCTTTAAATTCAGCCAGCCAAGAGACTGAAAGCATAGAGATTCAGGCAGAGGCTGAGATAAGAAACAAACTCGTTACTGATGCTTATGGAACAAAAATTCCACAAAGAAGAACAGTAGACAGAGATTAATTAGATTTCTGATGTAAAATCAGAATTTATCGAGACATATGCATTTAAATAAAGTGCAATTATCTCGTTAAAACCCAGTGATACGCCGAAAGGCATTCGGACAACGACCTAAGAAAGATAAGTGATAACTATGGAAAACACTGTAGAAACTACTGATTTACTGTCACCAGAAATTGTGGCAGCACTTCCAGTACAAGAAAATCCAAGTGAGGTAGGTTCTGTGTATAGTGCAGATGACATTGCTAAGGCTCGTGAACAAGAGAAAGCAAAGTTATACCCACAGATGGAAAAGATGAAAGAAGAACTTTCATCTCTAAAAAAGGCTCGTGAAGAACAAGCCGCTAAAGAAGCAGAACGTGAACAACGTATTGCTGAAGAACTAGTTCGCAAAGAAGCACAGAAGAAAGAAGAAGAAGAATCTGAACTTTCTTTTAAAGACCTCCTAAAAAAGAAGGAGCAAGAATTTCAGTCTCAATTAGAGGCTGAGCGTCTTGAAAGAGAACGTGCCTTTGCTCTATTAGAACAAGAACGTAAGTTCCAAGAAGTTATGAATTATCGTCAACAAAGAGTTGAGCAAGAGCGGGACAATATTGTTCCTGAATTGATTGACTTGATTGACGGCAACAGTGCAGATGAAGTAGAGCAGAGCATCTCAATGTTGAAAGAAAAATCTGCTCGAATTTTGTCATCTGCTCAACAAGCAATGCAAAGTGCAAGACAACAAATGGCAGGAACTAGAATTACTAATCCTGCCGCAGGACCCCTCGATAATGATTCGGAACAAAAATCGTACTCACCTGATTCGATCAGGGAAATGTCATTGGCGGATTATGCGAAACAAAGAGCCAAACTACTTGGCACAGCAGCCAGCAATCGTGGTCAGGGACTGTTCGGTTAATCCCAAACAACTACTAGGAAAGGACTTGACCTAAATGGCAAGTGCAATTACAGGTACAGGGCAACTCGCAGGAGCCCCAACCGCATACTCAGGCTCAAATACAAGCCTGAGCCAAGCAATTCAAACAATCTGGTCGAAAGAAATTTTGTTCCAGGCAATGCCAATTCTTCGTTTCGAACAATTCGCAGTTAAGAAGACTGAACTAGGTGTAGCACCTGGTCTTCGTGTGAACTTCCTTCGTTACAAGAACTTCGCAGTAGATCCAACTCCTCTAACAGAAGGTGTTCGTATGACTACGAATGCACTTACTGCAGAGCAAATTGCAATCACAGTAGCAGAACACGGTTATGCCGTTGCTGTTTCTGAATTGCTACTTAATGCATCATTCGATGATGTAATGGCTTCAGCATCTCGTCTTCTAGGACGCCAAATGGCGCAATACCTAGATGTACAAGCACGTAACACTCTGTCTGCAGCAACTTCTGCAGTGTTCGGTTATGACCGTTCATCAGTACAAGGTGTTAATGACTGGTACAACGAAGGTACAGTAGCAACACAAATGTCAGACCTTGATGGTAACTACAAGTTATCAACTGGTGCTGTAAAGGATGCTGCTCTTACCCTTGCTGGTAAGAACATCCCTCGTTTAGGCGAGACATATGTACAGTTCGTACACCCAAAGCAGTCCCGTGATATTCGTTCGAACCCAGAGTTCATCGAAGTTACAAAGTACGCTGCTCCAGGTAACTTCATGTTAGGTGAAATCGGTCGTCTATACGACGTAGTATTCATCGAAACAACACAGGTTAAGAAGTTGGCAGTTAACGCTGCTTACACAACTTCAACTTCTGTTGGTCTTCCAGCATCTCAGATTGAGGTTCCTGTTAAGGCTAACACTGCTCCAGGAAGTGGTGGAAACCCAGAGTCTGCAGATTACACAGCAGAAAAAGGTTATCTAACTACTGCTACTGGCAACGGTGCTGAAGTTTACGAATCAATCATGATTGGTGACAACGCATTTGGTCACGCAATCTCTCTTCCAGTTGAACTTCGTGATGGTGGCGTTCTTGACTTCGGTCGTGAGCACGCTCTTGCTTGGTATGCAATTTGGGGTCTTGGCGTAATTACCGATCAAGCAATTGTTAAGGTTTACACCAACTAATAAATCGCTTTACCTGATGTCTGGGAGCCTTACTCCTTTTTTGGCTCCCAGCCATCACTAACTAATTTAGGAGAATAAACACCGTGGCAAACACACAAACAAGTCCGCTTGATGCAACAGGCAAAGCAGCGGAGCAAGCAGCAAAGAAAAATGCAGAAGCATTAAAAAAGCGTAAAGAAGAAATTTCTATCGCTACTCAACTTGAGGCAGAGAGTCTAGAAAGAGATGTCTTTGATCCTAAAAAACCAGATGCTCCATTAGTACTGGATGAAATCGAGAATGTTGGAGTTTCAACTGCAGGTGACATGGTTGTCATTCGCACAATCACCGACATTGATGATATGAGTTATGGAGTTGGCAATACCTACACCTTTAAAGCAGGTGTTAAGTACAGGGTTCCAAAATCTCTTGCCGATTACCTAGAACAACTAGGTTACATTTGGCGGCCAAACTAAAGACTAGCCGTCGCTAGTAGTCCGACTCTCAACTGGTTCCCGCCCTCCTCCCAGTTGGGAGTTGGACCTTTTTATTTTTGCGCTGAATAAATTCTTAATACACGAGATGATTGGCATAGAATTTTAACGGAGGTTATGTGGCTACGATTGCAAGCCTAGCGGATCGATTACGGTCTGAAATTGGCGATATCCCAAAGTCTTTTGTTTATCAGTTTACTGCTGATGGGACTACTAACCGCTACCTAATTCCTTACTCCCCTTTAGATGGATTAAATCTAATAATTAACTTAAACGGAACAGATGTATCTGATGATGTAGAGGTTGAAGAAGCAACTGGTTATATTGTTTTTGATACGGTGCCTGCTGCAGATGCTGCAATAATTGTTGCTGGAAACTACTTTAGATACTTTACAACAACCGAAGTTCAATCTTACATAAGCACAGCGTTTTTAGAACACTCAGCCTTCCACACCGATGCCTACGGTCGCAGTGTTAGTCTGCAGAATATGCCTGCACTTGAAGAGTATCCCGTAGTTATTTACGCATCAACTCTAGCCCTTTATGCATTGGCTAATGATGCTGCTTTTGATATTAACGTCTTTGCTCCAGATGGTGTAACAATTCCAAGGTCTGAACGTTATCAACAATTAATGCAGATGATTGAATCTAGAAAACAACAGTACAAAGAGTTGTGTTCCCAACTTGGTATTGGTCTTTATAAGATTGATGTCTTTAGTTTCCGCAGAATTTCTAAGACTACTAATCACTACGTGCCA